CGTGATAAAGAATCTGAAGATTATACAGGCGATGATGAATTTCAACCATCATGCCAAACAGATGAAGTTTATCGTCAAAATGAAAACTCATTGGTTGACGATGTTTGTAAACCAAGAGTTTACTTAAACTTTCCAAAACCAAATCTAAAAAATATTATAACTCCTGTAAAAAGAGTCCAAGAACTTTTAACAAAAGAATTCGAAAGACAAATTGGATCCAAATATTTCAAAAAAGATTTAGGTGACCAATTACTATCAGAATTCAAAAAGAAAAATGACAAGTATATTTCATTACTTGCTAAAGAATTTGAGATGAAAAAGGCTGCTAAAGTTTTTGCGAAAAGAAAAATTTCAAGCACTGGTGATTTAGATATTAACAAACTTGCTAGTTATAAATTTGATGATAATATTTTCAGAAAAGTTATGATGATGCCTAAAGGTAAATCACACGGTCTTGTGTTATTACTTGACTATTCTGGTTCAATGTTTGAAAACTTACCAGGTTCAATTGAACAAGTTTTAATTCTTGCATCGTTTTGCAGAAAAGTAAATATACCATTTACCGTGTATAACTTTGGTTATTCTGGAATTACTCATGCAACTGACCTTGGTTATGAAAAAGAAAATAATATTTCATTACCTGAATCATTTGAGAAAAAATTAGGTAATGTTTGGTTTGAAAATGTAAGTATTAGAGAATATTTAAATTCAACCATGAGAACTTCTGATTATAACAATGCTCTGAAAAATTTATTGTTACTTAAAAAAGCATGGGAATCATATAAAAGTTATAGTTCTCTTTATAATGATAGAGTTTATGTTCCAGATTTTGAAAACTTAACAAACACTCCATTGACACAAGCAATGTATGTGATGGGCTATATTGTTCCAGAATTTAAAAAACAAAACAACCTCGATTTAGTTAATCTTGTTGTGGTTCATGATGGTGATGCTGACATGACAAATAGAGAAGTTGCTTTAGATGATCCATTCAGTAACAATAAAGATAGACCTTATGGAAAATACCTTGATTATGATTCTATCTATGTTTTAACAGATAAGAAAAATAGATACTCATCAACATATATTACTGGAGGTGAAAAATCAATGTATCAGGTTGTTTGTGATTGGTTCAAACAAACAACGAATTCTAAAATTGTTGGTTTCTATCTTGTTCCACCAACAACAAGATATGTAAGAGACGCTGTTGCTAGACAATATGTGAGTAGCAAAACATCAAGTTATGGACACACAGCGAGATACCTCAACGATGATGAATTACAAATTGTAAAACAATTCAGAAAAGACAAATTGTTAATTTCTAAAAAACCAGGTTATGATGATTTTTATTTGATTCTTGGTGGTAAAGATTTAACCGTTCAAAATGAAGAAATTGAAGTGACAGGCAAAGTAACTTCAGCAAAATTAAAATCTGCCTTTCTCAAAATGAACAAAGGCAAACAAGTAAATAGAGTCCTAGTTAGCAAATTTATTGAAAAAATAGCTGCTTAGGGGGCTTGACTTTCCGTCCAGTTGTGATAGGATGGACACATAAGATAGTGAAATAAGGAGAATATATTATGTCTACATTACAAAAAGTCCGTCAAGAGTTCCTTGATAAACTTAAATCTACTGGTAAACAATCAGTATCTCGAACCGAACTAAACAAAATTGGCCAAGAGGTTGGTCTAAAAAGTTATGGTTGGTTCACTAAACAACTAGAAAACAAAATTGGGCGTGGTCTTTATAAAGTTCCTGGTAACTCACCGGCTATTGCCCTACAATCCAATGTTGCCAAAAAGGAAAAAGTTGTACCAATCAATAATACAATCGAAACATCTGGTAACCGAATTGCGAATGTTGCCACTGAACTTTCGATGACTGATTTGGTGCCTGAACCATATTCAAACTATGTTCCTTTTGGCAACTTCAATGATGTATTACAAATTATAAAATCAGGCATTTTCTTTCCTGTTTTTGTTACTGGTCAATCTGGTAACGGTAAAACAATGTCTATCGAACAGGCGTGTGCTAAACTCAAACGAAAATTTGTGTTAGTATCCATGACACCTGAAACCGATGAGGCAGACCTACTTGGTAACTATGTTCTTATCAATGGTCAAATGGAATGGAGAGATGGTCCTGTCACAACGGCTGCTCGTGAAGGCGCAGTGTTGTGTATTGACGAGATCGATTACGGCGCTCAGAACCTAAGTTGTCTTCAACGAGTGTTAGAAGGTAAACCATTTTTGCTGAAGAAAAAAGGCGAATTGGTTACACCCTCTCCTGGGTTCACTATCTTTGCTACCGCTAACACCAAAGGCAAAGGTTCTGAGGATGGCCGTTATATATTTACCAATGTGCTTAACGAAGCATTTTTGGAAAGATTTAGAAATACCTATGAACAAGATTGGCCACCTGCTAATGTTGAAAAGAAAATTATCAACGGTGAGTTGGAAAAAGCAGGCGTGAATGATGCTGATTTTGCTGACAAACTTGTAACATGGGCTGATGCGATTAGAAAAACTTTTGAAGTTGATGGTTGTGATGAAGTAGTTTCAACCAGAAGACTGGTTCATATCGTTGAAACCTATGGTATCTTTGGTGATAAAATGAAAGCGATTGCTTATTGCTTAAATAGATTCGATGATGAAACTAAAGTATCATTCATTGACCTTTACACCAAAGTTGATAGTGGTGCTAATTTAGAGGACATTATGAACGCTTCAAGTGAATCAAAATCAGAAGATTTGGAAGAACTCGAAGATGATGAGGATACCGATAGTAACGGATACTATGACCAAAATCAGGCAGACATTTGATTGTTTGCCTCATTTTGATTGATAATTAAGTATAATATAACAATCTGGTGAAGGTCGCACACCAGAATTGTTTTTGTTTTGCGACCATTATATTATGGAGAAATATTCAATGACTAAAGTATCAAGTGCAGCTAAGTATAAAATTCTAGGTTATCTTTCAAAGACATCTGGTTACAATACTCTAACAGTTGCTAAAGCTCAGTCAATGTTTGGTATTAAAAATGTTGCAGCTCGAATCGATGAACTTCGCAAAGAAGGTCATGCTATTTACACAAATTCTAAAAATGTAAATGGTGAAAAAGTTACATTCTATCGTTTGGGCACACCAACACGCAAAGTCGTTGCTGCTGGTGTTGAATACCTTCGCCAACAAGGTGAAAAAGCATTTGCCTAATTTAAATGCTTAATCCAAAAGGGAGTGATATATATAATTATACCACTCCTTTTTTTTAATATTATGGATATATTATGGAAATCAAAATCAATATTGACGAACTGAAAAAACATAAATTGTTTATTGCTACGCCAATGTATGGCGGCCAATGTTATGGTCTTTATGCAAAAGCAGCCTTAGACACACAAACAACACTTTCAAAATATGGAATAGAATGTAAATTTTCTTTTCTATTTAACGAATCATTAATTACTCGTGCTAGAAATTATCTAGTTGATGAATTTTTAAGGTCGGGTTATACTCATATGATGTTTATCGATTCTGATATTCATTTTAATCCACAAGATATTATTGCTTTATTAGCATTAGATAAAGATGTAATTGGTGGACCTTATCCTAAAAAATCTATCAATTGGAAAAATATTGCAGAGGCAGCTAGAAAACATCCAGATATGCCCGTTACAGATTTACCATCATTAGTTGGTGAATATGTTTTCAATGTGGTAAAAGGAACTAAATCATTCCAAGTTACCGAACCAATCGAAGTATTAGAAATTGGAACAGGCCATATGATGATTAAACGCCAAGTATTTGAAAAAATGGCAGAAGCTTATCCAAACATTCAATACAAACCTGACCATGTTGGTCAGGCGAACTTTGATGGGTCAAGATACATTCATGCTTACTTTGATACTATTATTGACACCAAAGATAGTCCTACGGGCGGAGGTTCAGACCGATATCTATCAGAAGATTATATGTTCTGCCAAATGTGGCGTAAGATAGGTGGTCAAATCTATATGTGTCCTTGGATGAAGAATCAACATATTGGAACTTATGCGTTTGCTGGTGATATGCCTGCTGTAGCAAAATATACAGGAAAATTATAATGTTAGTTGGTCTTGTTGGATTTATCGGATCTGGCAAAGGAACTGTTGGTGATATTCTTGTTGAAAAAGGTTATCAAAAAGATAGTTTCGCTAGACCATTAAAAGATGCCTGCTCGGTCATATTTGGCTGGGATAGAAAATTACTTGAAGGTGAAACAAAAGAATCCAGAGAATGGCGAGAACAACCTGATGAATTTTGGTCAGATGCTTTTGGTCATCCTTTTACTCCTAGAACCGCTTTACAAATATTAGGCACCGAAGGTTGCCGTAATAATATTCATAAAGATATATGGGTTCATTCATTATTGAAACGAGCATCAACCAAAAATACAGTCGTATCAGATGTTCGCTTTCGAAATGAAATTAAAATGATTCATGACCATGGTGGTAAAATTGTCCGAGTTAAACGAGGACCTGAACCAGAATG